ATGAGGATTACTCAGAAACCCAGCCGTTACCAATTGAAGTCGATATTAAAATTCAACGCAAAGCAGAGATTTTAGCCGAGCTTTCTAGCCTTGATGCTAAATCAATCAGGCCAATACGTGAAGGCGACACAAAGCGCTTGGCAGATTTAGATAAACAGGCACAGGCATTACGTGATGAGTTGAAATCACTATGACACTATTCATCATCTTAATTTTACTGGCCTATTTACTACTGCCAAGCTTTGTAGCTTTATGTCAATTAAAGCTCTGGCAGACTTGCCCAAAGGCGCTACTTTACTATGCGTTTGTCATCGTTCCTGTCGAACTTATAGGCAAGGTTATCAACTATATTCTCGCCTTCCCGCTGGCGGCTTTAAGTGTGGCAATTGACGTATCAGTATTGCCGACACCGCTTAACTGGTTTCATACGCATGATGATGATATGGATGGCGGCCAGCATCAACTAGGCTGGCCTGTAGTGACTGGCATTGCATTGATTTTGCAGCGTACTAAGTGGATGTTTAGAAATGCGTTTTATGGTGGCAGTTTTATGTTATTTGGCACGCAAAGAGTTAGCCCTGTCATAACGATTGCTAACGGAATTTGGGATAGCGGCGCTAATAACTCCAGTCTAGTGATTGATGATGCTGGTAGGTTTGGACTGCGTAAACAGTCGTTTTACACCAAGACAAGATTTGTTCGTATCTGGATTGGTCACTCGTTTCAAGGTACGCCAGTGAATGGCAAATACATCACAAAATGCCATGTAGGTTTATTTAGAAAATTTAAGTAAAATAGCTTTATATTAACAATATAAAACGATCAAGCCTTTCTTATTCGGCAAAGTGAATGACATCAATATCGGATGGAAAGAGCATTCAGGGCAGGATAAATTGCTATATGCAGGTCGAGTGCTTGGCGTAAGAACTCCAAAACAACAAGGATAAAAACAACAATGACACGGATACTTTCTGACGAGGACATCGACGCCATCGCGCAGCGCTTAACCGACTTCTCAGGGTTAACGGCAGAAGAGCATAAAAAGCACCATGAGGCTTTTACGCTTTGGATAGAAAGCCAGTCACGCCGCGCAGACTTTTGGTTAAAGATACAAGAACAAATCGGTGGCTGGGCAATCATTGTATTTCTAGGCTCTATTGGGCTTGGTGCATGGCACGGCTTTTTATGGTTTATTGATAAAGGACACTAAAATGTTTAGCGCACTATTTTCTTTTTTAGGCGGTTCAGTATTTCGCGCAGTTTGGGGCGAGGTTTCTTCTTGGGTCACTAGCTCTCAAGACCACAATCATGAGATTGAGGCCATGCGCCTACAGTCTGAGCTTGATGATAAAACACATGCACGCGAAATGGATAGATTGAAAGTATCCGCTGCTCTGAATATAAAACAGATCGAGGTGCAATCTGAAGGTGATCTGGCCAGTAAAGATGCAGATGCTTTTGTTGCAGCCATGGCTACTATTAATGCCAAAACAGGCGTTGCATGGGTAGATGCGTGGAATGGCTGCATCCGCCCCATGGCAGCCTCTATTGCCTTAGTGCTTTGGGTAAGCTGGTTGTGTACTAGCGGATTTAACCCTACTGAATGGGATAAAGAACTGGTCGGAGTTATCCTTGGCTTTTACTTTGCCCATCGAGTGTTCGTATCTAAGGGTAAATAGTGGACGAGTACGCAATCTTATATGTGCTGATACGTAAGTTTGAAGGCTTGCGCCTTCGGGCTTACTATTGCCCAGCCGGGGTTTTAACCTGCGGCTTCGGCTCGACAGGACGCGATATTCAGCCCAATACCGTATGGACTAAAGAGTATGCGGACGCTCGTATGCGACAAGACGCACTTAAATTTAGCCGTGGGGCAAAGCTATTATGCCCAGTTGCTAGTGGCACCCAGCTATGCGCCCTTGCTGATTTTGCGTATAACCTTGGGCTTGGCAATTTGAAGTCAAGCACGCTACGCCGTAAGATAAATGCAGGAGATATTGAAGGCGCTAAAAAGCAGATCATGCGCTGGAATAAAGGCGGGGGTAAGGTGCTGGCGGGTCTTACAAAACGAAGAACTATTGAGGCGTCTTTGCTTTAAAAGTGTACTATACAGCGAAAATTCCAGTGGTAGTACCACCAGTCAAACTAGCACCAGCCCCATCGGATGTAATGGTTAAACAGGAGCCGAACTTTCGAACCAGACTGCTGAATTTCTTTACACCGAAGCCGCTAGAGCCGACAAAATAGTAGATCAATTAACAGCTTGCCAGATCGTGGTGGTTGAGGATAGAAAATAGCGTTGTGGGGGTTTTGTGTATTTAGGTATGCATCGTTATGCTTTGTCGTGAAAGTAGGAACGGTCAGACAGTGCTAAGTTGTTGTTTTATAAGCGCCCTTAAGTCGATAATCGGGCTACGAACCAAGGGGTCGGGCGTTCGAATCGCTCCGGGCGCACCAAATTGTAGTAGTAAATCAACCGCTTAGAGCTACCACTCTAGGCGGTTTTTCTTTTTAGTACTGTGAGTGTGGGGGTTTTGCGGGAATCACTGCCACAAATACTATTTGCCGCATCAATCAATTCCTGAATTTCAGGCGCAGAATAATGCGTTGTGATGTCTCCGTTCTTATGCCCCAAAAGCACCTTTCTAGTTTCAAGCGCGATTCTTGCTGATCGCAACCTTCGTCCAAATGTATGCTTTAAATCATGCACCCGAATATTTGCAAAGCCTGTTGGTGCATTATAGCCAAATACCTCTTTGTAGCTTTTGGCTGCCGCTTCCCTTCCACTTTGCCATGCTGAATTATTCATTGACTTAATTGGCAATCGCTTGCTTTTAGGTCCACGTTTCCATGTAAAAACAAATTCAGGATGATCTCCCCTGCATTCGTCAATGACTGACATGGCCACATGATTCAAAACAACCAGCCTATCCTCACCATTTTTAACAATTTCGTCTGGTATGATAAAGATAGATGTTTTCAATTCAGGTACTTTAATTTCCCAATCCCAACGCAATGCGCATACTTCTTCTTCACGGCAACCAACATTGACCTTATATAATGCCATACGTTGGAGGTGTGGCATTAAATGCTTAATAAGGTGCGTCTGCTCTTCCCATGACAAAGGATATGGCGCTCTTGCATCGGACAAATTCAGCATAGTGATTAATGGTGATGTTTCAAGCCATGTTTTGCCATGTTCATCACGCCAACTTCTAGCAGCCAAATTTAATATACGGCGCACAACCTCTAAAGCAAGGTTGATTGTTTTGTGCTTAAGCTTTTCTTTTAACCTATAGGTTACGAATGACTGAAGCGTTCCGTCATGAATCTGATCAATAGTTTTATCGCCAATCCATTTATCCAGTTGCTTTAAATGAATTGCATCAGTCGCTATGCTTCTTTTGTGTTGATTGTCTAACAGGTACTTCGTTGCTGCTTCACGAAATAGGCGCTTTGGTCTGACACCATAGACAGTTGCCTGCCTAATTTCTTCAAGGCGTTTATTCAGGTACCTTTCGGCTTCTTCGTAGAGACCAGTGCCAGTGCTCTCTCGAAGCCTACCATACCCTCTAATTTCCTTTTCGATGTGCCAGATATTGCCCCTTTTCGTGAGGCCGGTTGCGCGTTTTGGCATGTTTCACTTCCTTTTAGGTTATTGCGCCGCCGACCGTTCCTGTTGATATATTCCTCTATCCAAGCGTCAAGTTCAAGTCTATCGAACCCAATACCCTGAATACCAACATTAAACTCAGTAAGATTTGGTCGCACTTCATCATTAAATCTATTCTTATCCATACCTAAATAATCAGGCGCATCGCGCAATCTAATTACCCTAGGCTGTATGGCTACTTCTTTATAGGCTAACTGGGCACTCATTTAAACCACCCAATATTTAGTGGATTATCAACAACCCAAAGATGTCGCATATTGGCGACATTAACTATTTGCTTGTCTTGTGGATAAACCTCTATAGCATAGAAATCGCCAAAACCAGCTTGACGTTTTAATTCCATCAATTCCTCCCATGTGATGTTTTCAATCCACCGTCCGTTATCACCGAGTGAAGTTCTATTGATAGACAAACGAACCATGCCATCTCGCTCTTTAAAGGCTTGTACTAGAAAATCTTTGCTGCGCCATACATTTAAACGTTTATCAACAGTGTTAGGCCATTTGCTCTCTGGTATAACCTCTAGCCAAGCAGGTTGCTTGCTGTTTTCACGTTTCATCTCTCTGCGTTGCTGCCTAGTTGTTACAATCATTTGTAATATTCCACAATTTCAGTAGTTTCAATGAAATCTGTTAATGGAAACTGTTTAATGTTTTCTACTGAATAGCAATTAAAATTAACTTTATCAATCCATGTGGTAAGTAATGTTTTAAGTTCTAAATATTCGGCATCAGTTAATTCAAAGTTATCTGCAAATTCACCACAATAATCACAAAGTCTATTACCAATAGTTTCGCTAACTTCACCTGCTAGATCATCGCCAGTAATGGCTGGTCTAACTGAATTACCTACGCTTATAGATAATTGCATCGCTTCTTCAATACCGCTGCAATTATCTAAAATTTCATCAATTACTGAACCTATATCATCGTGATAATCCTTTTCATTGGCGCTGTAACATTTATTTGATTCTTCGGTCATTTTGTCCTCCTATATGTTTTAGATAGTTGTTTATTGATAGTATGCCACGCCATCTCAAGACATTGGCAAGGTCTGTGCTTTTGTCTAACAACTCGTAAGCTGCCTTGTAAATTGGTAAGTCTGTATGGATGGCCATGTCGATTTCTTAAACCTTAAAAAACTAAATTATTCAATTACTAATCTGCGAACGGCACGCGCCCTGCAACGGCTGCCCTTGTTGTAGTGGTGCTGATCGCCATAGCCGAAGTACTGAACCCATGCATAGCCAGAGTGGGACGCGGGCTGGTCACTAGACCAGTACCATTTCTCTTGAAACTCTTCTTTTAAGTTAGCGAATAGCAATGATTGCTCACGGCGTGTAGGCAACCAACCACCAATTGATGCAGCCCAATCAATAGCTTCTTGCCAATTTCCATCGTTTTTATCACCAGCAAGCAAGATGACGTGATTTCCAGTGCCATCTGGATTGATAATTGCCCCTGCATAATGCTCACCATGTGCAAGCTGAATTTCTATTTCCGGAAATACATACTGCGTTTTTACTTCTGCCTTGAATTTCGCAATTAACTCGCCAAACTCTTTGTGTTTGGTTTCAAGCAACTCTAATGTGATAGGTTTCATGTATTGCTCCTGTTGTTAAAAACAAATTGATAAATGACTAAATAGGTAATCTGCGAACGGCACGCGCCCTGCAAGGGCTGTCCTCGTTGCAGTCGTACTGCTCGCCATTGTAGAAGACCTGACTCCACGCATACCCAGAGTCGGACGCGGGCTGGTCACTAGACCAGTACCATTTCTCTTGAAACTCTTCTTTTAAGTTAGCGAATAGCAATGATTGCTCACGGCGTGTAGGCAACCAACCACCAATTGATGCAGCCCAATCAATAGCTTCTTGCCAATTTCCATCGTTTTTATCACCAGCAAGCAAGATGACGTGATTTCCAGTGCCATCTGGATTGATAATTGCCCCTGCATAATGCTCACCATGTGCAAGCTGAATTTCTATTTCCGGAAATACATACTGCGTTTTTACTTCTGCCTTGAATTTCTCAATTAACTCGCCAAACTCTTTATGTTTGGTTTCAAGCAACTCTAATGTGATAGGTTTCATGTATTGCTCCTGTTGTTAAAAACAAATTGATAAATGACTAAATAGGTAATCTGCGAACGGCACGCGCCCTGCAAGGGAGGTCCTTGTTGTAGGTGTACTGAATGCCATGGTAGAAGTCCTGACTCCACGCATACTCAGAGTTGGACGCACGCTGAGTTGACGACCAATACCACTCTGTTTCGAATGCCTCAGAGCCACCCTCTTGAAACAATTCAGCTTGCGTTTGAACTGGAAATTTAAGTGTATATGGGCGAGTTGGTTCAATTGCAGATAAGTTGATGCCAGAACGTGCATAGCATGAGTTTTTACGTGTAGTCGGTTTAAGATTGCGATAGATGATTTCTAATTCATCTTGGCTTGGTAGATACCAGTCATCATGACCGGCAATGGTTAAAGTTCTAGCCCATTGAGCCAGCTCACTGCCAGCTTCTGCCATAGCATCAGTATTAGCTAAGCCATCAAAGTATGATGTTGCGCCTTCGATGTTGTCATCGTCGTTATGCCATGGTGTATCGTTGTGCTCACCTTCTGCTTTAGGTGCTACAACAAGCGCATAGGCTTGGTCGCCAACCATAATGCGGCCAGCGTAAAAGCCGCCATCCATCGCAGTGCCGATAATTGTTGCTATTTCTTTTACTGATGATTTCATGTTGCAATACTCCTAGTTTTGATTAAATGGATTGTTTAGTTAATAGCTTTGTATTTAAACTTTTCACGCACATTGGCAGCGAAATATTGACCAATTAACACTTCTGGACGAGCAAAGAAACCATCGAATACGCTTTTTGGCACTTCGTAATAGTGATAAACCTTCTTGTTGCTTTTAAACATGATCGCCAAAGTTTTGCTGGTTTCATCGTAGCCAATTGAATCAATTTGGCTTGATGTAACCGGCTTCATTTCAGCAATGATTACTTCTGGTTTATTGATAGTTTTCATAGTCATTTCCTTTTTCTAGTAGTTGGTTGATGTATTCTTCAATGCCTGTTTCGCTCATAATCAGGCCGCAAGTTTCAGCTTTGTAGCTTCCTGATGTTTAATAAACTCAACTATCACAGCGCGGTACTCGTTTTCTTTGCTTGTGCTGAAATCTCTTGATTTAAAGAAACTTAATATTTCGTCTTGATGCTCAACTACAGCTTCTCTTAAGACTTCTATTTTGCTTTCAACCATAGTGAGAGTTTCCTCAATATGGTTTTCAACTGGTGCTTTATTGGCTTCAATTTTTGCAAGAGCTGCAGCTTCTGCATCAGCTTTAATCTTTGCTTCACGTTCTGCCGTTACTTTCATGTGTTGTTCAACGCGGCTGTTCACCAGCAGCTGAAAGTCATCCATTGGCTTGTAAATAATTGTCTGCAGATCGTTAAAAAGAAAACTGAATGCATTGGCATTGACATTCATCCAATCGAGCTTCGTACGGAGCATTTGCGTAACTTTATCGGCTTCAATCTTGGCATTGGCCAGCATGGTATTGATTGCATCTTGCATGGCAGTAAACTTACTTTTACCTTTGATGGCTAATGCAAAATCAGGGTGATTTAAAACGATCTCGATTGGCTTTGTACCTAGATACAATTCATTTAAATAATTGCGGTACTCATGCTGCGCATCACTGATCATTACGCGCTTCTTAGCCAAATCCTCACTCTCAACGTCTTTTTCAAGCTTCAATGCAGTGAGTCTTAAGTCTTCGTTCCATGCTTTGATTATTCTTGACGCTTCACCAACGGTAACAGTCTGGGAAAGCATCGCTTCCTCTGCTAATACGTTCTTCTTGATTTGCTCTCTAAACAACTTTGCTGCTTGTTTCGCGTTTGAGAAGTCTTGGTCTGTGATAAGTTCTATTTTTCGCACCTCAGCCAAGCGCATTGCAAGCGCCTCGCCGTACTCTTTCATGTTGCTGGTAGTAATCTCACCTTTTGCATGAACAAACAGCGCAGGCAAGTCGATAATTACTTCTGCCTTTGGTAATTCAGCAATTAAAGTTGCTGTATATGTTTCGAGGTCTTTCTCAAACTGAGACCATCCGTCAATAATACGTTGGCGACGATCTGCATTTGATTCATACCAAAAATGAACCGCATCACCAGATAGTTGTTGGCTCTTATCCCATGAAGTAGCCATGAACAAGCATTTTTCAGCACCTGAAACTAGAAGTTGCTGCTCCATCTGTACCAGGTACATTTCGTCCAGATCATTGGGTGAATTGCATGTACGAATCGAGTCATTGAGAGTCTTGTGTTCAAATGCAATATCACCCATGAACGTCAGTCCATCAAACGAAGCGCTTAACTTGCCATTGCTACCTGTCACTGGTGATAAGTCTTCACCTATGATCGCTTCAGCTAATGGACGTGCTAATGACTCAAATAAGTGGCCATTGTCAAAAAGCTTCTGCGTTGCGCTATCTACATCGGCTGCATAGCCTGAGCTGATCTCATTTAATAACTGAGTGCGTGTTTTGTATTTGGACAGGCCTAGCATTGCTGGCGCATCACTGGCATTGAAGTGTTCACGACGATATGCATGCCATTCTGGTGTGCCTTGGACTAGATTATGCTGTTGCATTTTGCGCCTCGCCTTCTTCATAAGAATTTAAGAAGTCATCCTGCTCAACTTCGTTTTCAACAGTTATTGGAGCAGCCTTAACCCATGAGTTAATTTCTGTCTTTTGTTCGTCTGTAAGCTTCGCTTCCTTGGAGTCTTGCCAATTTATCAATTCACTAGCTGATTTTTCACCAGATGCAATCTTGCTTCTGAACTTAACAATACCTTTATTGAAAGCCTCATCTGTTAAGTAAACTGTTGATGCTGGCTGAGTAATCGTTTCACCATTAACAGTTTTTTCAACCTGAATGTCCTCAAGTTCTTCGGCTGTGTAAACGCCAAGAATTGCACCAGGGCAATACAAACGCGCCCAGTTCTTTACTTGCAGGTAGCCCATTTGCTGTTTAACGTTAGTTTTCCAAAGTGGCGAGTTCTTTATTGTGATGCTGGCACTTGCTAACCATTCACCCCATGTAATATCTTTCTGGCCATTAAGTACGGCACCAACACGGCAAGTTACAAATGCATTAGGAGCTGCACCGCCTTCATCTTTGTACTCGTATCTGAAATTGCCTTTAATGGCATTTGATGACTGAATTACTGCGTTCACCAGCTGAGCTTCATAACCAAGCACTCCGTTCACCAGGTGAGTTTTCTGAGCTACTGCAAAAGGGTTCATTCCCCAATTGGTTGCTTGAATAACAATTGCAGCACAATCACCAGCGCTACCTTGCAAGTGCTCAGGCACAGTTACTTTGCTAGCCGCCATCATTTCAGCCATTTTCATTACTCTGGCCATGTTTCCATCGTCAGTAATCAACGCTAACGATGAGGCTCTTTCACTCACCTGCTCAATAATCTCGTTACTCATTTTTTTCTCCATCCTCTAATTAAAAGTTGCTAGTGCTATCAAGCTAAAAAATACAATGACAAAACATGCGGTATAAATACAATCGTGCACAAAGTCGCTTACTGATTCAGGTTCTTCAAAATTGTTATTTTTATAATCAATCATTAGTCGTTACTCCATCCGCGTTCATTGTTCTTAATCGCTTCACTTACATAACCTGCGTTAATTTGTGCTGGTGTAATGAAGCTATCCATGTTGCGTAAACGTCTCATTGATAAAACTTCATTTAATGAGAACTTAATGTCGGACATTGATTGGTTGCTGAGAATGTCTTTCAAATCCGTTGTTCCAGTCACATCCTCAACTGAAAAAATATTGATGTCACGACCTTCGCCAAAGTAATAAACGTCAAATTCTTTACCGCGAATGGCATCGTTTCTGCTAATTACCTTTACTGTTTCTAGTTCCATCTTGTTCACCTTGTTTGTGTGGTTTGTTTCGACACAAATAATTCTACACTTGTAGAATATAATGTCAACACTTGTAGATAAAATAAATCAACAAGTGCAGAAATATTTTATTTAGGCGAAAAAAAACCGCAATTAAGCGGTTGGTAGAAATGGATTAATTATGAGATGTTATTTAAAATCAGTAGCAGCTTTTATTATCGGCTCAAATCCGGCAATACTCCATTGAGGTAGTAATTCATAACCTTTTTTAATTGGCTTGCCATCGGGCTCTGTGATTTCAGCATTAACAGTAACGCAAGATGATTTGCTTGCTTTCAATACGGCTGCTTCACCCTTTACAACGACTGATCTGCAATGCTCTCCATTTTTATCACATGAACCTGTATAAGTATCAGCTGGAATATCTACCTTCTTTCCATCCATTAATCCAATAATGCCTGGTCTACGGCAAATCTGTAATTTTCCTGACTCTGCGTACGCATTTGCATTTATAAAAATAAGGCCGCCAATTAAACTAAGCGTAATATATTTATTCATCACTCGTCCTCCCATTTACCTATAATCTTACCAAGCACCTTAAATTCATCAGTTATAATTGGGTGCTGCGTATTTAGTGGTTTAAGCCACTTCTTGTCACCCTCTTGCATGAAAACTTTAAAAGTTACTTCTGCATCACCGTTTATCTTTGCAATTATTCTATCGCCACTTGTTGGATTTCTAAGTTCAGGGTCAACAAAGATAATGCAATTTTCAGGATAACTCTTGCCATAAGAAGCCGTCATGCTATCACCACGCACCCTGAGCGCATAAGTAGATTCACTATGTGACTTAGGGCATGGTAAGTATTTAAGATCTTCATGATGTTCGAAATCTATAGCCTCATGCCATTGGCCAGCTTGTACCCATGAAATTATAGGTACAAGACCCTTAACCTCTGGAGCAGCTGAAGTATTTGAATTGCTTATGTTTGAATTTGTTCTGACCAGATCAGTAAATCCAAACTTATGTTCTTCTGGGTATTTAATGGTCCAGCCATCATCTTCAACCCAATTTTCCGGAGAGATCAATAACTGCTCCATTGTCAATCCTAACCCATGTGCAATTCTCTCAAAATAATCTGATTTGCTGCTGTCTCTATTTTCTAAGGCACTAATAGTGCCCCCATCAACACCAGATTTATTTTCAAGATCTGCCAAAGTCCAGTTTAAGCGGATTTTTCTATGAAATTTTATATTTTTACCAATAGCCATCATTTGATTTTATACAGTTGTTGAAGAAATATTAAATACAGTTGTTGATTTATTAAATCTACAAGTGTAGAATTTTCATTATGAAAACTAAAAAACAACCAAAAACCTTCAGAGATGCTATTGATTTCTTTGGTGGTGTTACTAAAACAGCTAAAGCGCTGGATATTTCTGTTCAATCCGCTTCTTTTTATCGAGATGGCGAAAGAAAGGTTAGTCCAGAGGTTGCGGCCAAAGTTGATGTGCTTACAAATGGTTTTGTGAGTCGCAAAGACTTGTTTCCAAATAACTGGATGGTCATCTGGCCAGAACTTAAAGATGTCGCTTAGTTTTTTAATTTTCATGACGATCACTATATTTTTTTTCGTCAATTTTATGTCAGCAACAGCTCACAACAAAGTTGAGAGGTAAAGAATGACACAGTTATCAATCCCAGTACCTATGCGCCTAGAAGATGTAATGCG